TCTTTAATTGGAATTGTCTTAATCTCTCCCCAATAGAAAGAATCCTTAAAGTAAGGATCCTCTGTATAGCTATATACAATGTTTGCCGGGTCAACGTAGTCTAACTGAATACCTGCACCTGCAAGGAACTGATGTTTCATTACACCAATACCTAATACGGTAATATCATAATCAACTCTCTTTCTAAGATCCATATAATGGTTCTCGTCAAGGATTGTATTGATTGCCTCCTCTTCAGCTATCTCGATTGCAGGCTTATAGTTAAGCTGCATATACAATGATAGCTCCTCATCTGTCTGAGGCAGTTGAGCGGGGTCCATCATAAATGGATCAATACCTGTCTTCTCTTGAATCTTTTCAAGTACAGGTTTAGCAACCATCTGACCTTCAATTAGATCCTGATACTTACTTCTCTTAGCTTGGGACATAGCATCTTGTGCATACGCCTTAACCTTAAACATACGATCGGACATACCGTTTACAACGATGTCAACAAACTTTGGAAGCACAGGTACAGGTGTCCAATCTAAGTTAAGATAAGATAGGTCGCCATCAATAGCTAACTCATTCTTATACTTAGCAACAGACTGTTCTCCCCTTGCGTATAATCTTAATCTATGGTAGTCTCTCCACTGACCATAGTATCTACATTGCTGATTTCCATCCTTACGGAACCATTCATATTGAATAGCCTGACCTATCTGAAGGCCGAACTCAAATGTTTCCTTTACAGAGTCCGGCACGAATTGGCTCGGAAACGCGGTGGACGATATGTTTATTTGTACTTCTTTCATTGAATCAATTCACTATTGTGTCCTTTGTTACTATATCTTGCAAATTTAATGCTTATTTTTGATTCTTTTTTCTCCGGCACATATAAGTGCTTCTGATTGGCCATAATAGCCAACCCTGAGCTAATCGAGGCATCGAATTTAGTACGGTCATCGTAGTTAAATCGGGCCCAATCATTTAGTGTTCTTGTGAACGGCATATTACCAATCTGATCCGGATCTCTATACTCTCCTGTAGAATCATACCCTACATACTTCTCTATGTATGCTTCAATAGCTGACGCGTGAGACTGTCTAACGTCCTCAGATGAGTTAGGTATACCCCCGAGCTCTCTTTCTGTCTTAGAGAGCTTAGATGAGTGCTTATCCGGCCTGCTTAAACAGAAACCTCTATATCCTCTATTTTTAAAATGATATAGCAGCCTCGGCTTATTGTTCTCGATTAAGATTGGCATACCATAGAATACACACGCCATTAATACCTCTTCAAAGAATATCTCTGCGGTCTGTGGTCTAGCAACATACTCCAAGAAGAACTCATTGGTAGGGGCATCGTCCATGTGGAACTTAGTCATACCATGCAGTGCACCGTTTGATCCGCGCCCATCTACTACAGCTGAGATATCGTAGGAGTCACATCCAAATGACCCGATATGCTCGTTCCCGGGATATTTTATTCCTCCTCTCTCGTTTACTCTATTCTGTAATCTTTGAGCAGGTAACCAACTAACTAAGAACCTACCTCTTGGATCCGGTGTCCATATAACCTTAGTATCCTTAACTCCATCCTTCCAATGGAAAGACCCACGTGTTAAATAATGCTGTTCAATTAACGAATCATTGTAGTCAATCTGTTGGTATATCTTAGTCAAATTAAATAGTGATGACTTACTCTCATCTCTAAACGCGTGAGACTCTGTGCGAGGGAACTGACGATAGAACTCATTTAGCGCATCAGGATCATTCTTTAATGACTCAACCTCTGCCTCCCAATAATCTATAGCACCGTTAGTTATCCATTGCCCATCTACACCTTTAATCTTATCAATCGGCTTGCGGAACACAGGCATACCGTATCTATCAATGAATCCCTCCATGTTCCACTCCATAGGAATAAACAAAGAGTATAGGCCCGACTTAGTCTGACCATTTGCGTTGCGAGTTCCTACGCGAGAATCCTCGTAAAGTTTTTTATAGTTATCACCACCCTTGCTCAATGCATTTGATGTTGATCCCATCATGCACTTACCAATGATCTTGGAACCCAAGCGCAAACAGGTCTTAGTTACACGCCAATTGTTAAGGATGTTGTTTGGTTTAACCCATTTAGCACTCTCATCATGCGCTAAGAATAATAGTTTCTCACCATCGTATGAGTTCTCTTCCGTATTCTTCCAATCTATTGTTGTATCCAATCCTTGAATCTCATTGTCATCAATATCATGCATATTCTTCTTCGTAATCTTTGATGCCGGGATTCTATACGCAAGCTCTGTCTTAGGCTTATCCATACCGTCCATGATCGGTTTGAAGAAGAAAGGAAGTCTACTGTTTATTGGAACTACCTTATCAGTAAACATCTTCTTAGCATCGGATCCTGTCTTAGATAGTATTCCAACCCTTGCATCTTTTGCAAGAGTTCCTATGTTTACACACTCAGATGATGACATATAAGAGAATCCGGAACGTCTGATCTTTAGATAGACCATACCAAAGCTTCTATTGTCAGCTCTACACGCTTCCCAAAAGATATAGAATATTCTATTTGCTTCCCGATAATCAGGGTACCCAACGTCAATACTCGACCATTGAAGATACATATAGTGTGATCCTGTAATATACGTTGGGACTCCCCTGTTCATAAACCAACAACCTTGGTCTCTGTAATCAAACTCTCTCTCAATATAGTCTACCCATCTGTTCTTGAATTCTGACGGCATATCATTCCAATGGAATATAGACTGTATCCTGCTCAATTCTTTTGGTAGATCTATTCTTTCCCAATACTGTTCTGAAGATGTATTGCTTCTTTGAATGCAATCTTTTGGTGCAAGTGGTAATCCAATATTTAATCCTGAGATATTTATAACCTGCCCTACTTGTCCGGTCTTAGATATAATGACCATATCGTAGTCCTCGTTATATCCATATACCCAAGTCCTGCCACCATTCTTGCGACTCATTACCTTTGAGGGAACGTGGTTCTCTACAACTCGGTATAGTTTATTTTCCTGCTCTACGTTCTGCAAAACCTTGTTTTGTATCTGTCTTTGATGGACCATGTTCCATGATCTCAATATTCTCTCTCTCCATCTCTATACGACTAAGGATCTCGAATGCATCGAATATAGCTAATTTTTTTGTAGCAGCGGCATTCTTTAATCTGTCTGCAGCTAAATCATCCTCAGGATCGTGCTTAATAATCTGCTCCTTAGCAACTTTAATTAGTTGCTCTACAGCAAACTCACCTGCCTCGATGATTCTAAGCTTTATCTCTTTTGTATTCTTCATAAGATAATTGTTATTTGATGATCAAACATCCTATACATCTTTTCTCCATCCACTATAAACTCGTACTCGCTGTCAGGTTTAAAGCATACGTAGTCCCCCGGCTTTACTCCTTGTTTAGTTAGGTAATCGTTTGGGTATACCATCTGCCCCATAAGTGGCTCCTCTGTAAAAGGTTTCTTGATATATGTCTCAATTGCAGGAATTGGACGAACAAAACAGTATCTATCGTATGCATGCCAAACATCATCATGTTTGTACATATAGAACTGATCATGTTCTATGAAGAAAATATCGTCCCGAAAGAAACTCTTTCCGCTCTTCTGACGACCTCTCATGTCGTTGTAAAACTTAAATACGTTGTGATGAACAAGTAGGGTATCACCGATTGTGATAGGACCATTATAGCCTAAAGGAGTTTCTACAACCTCAGCAAAGCGATTAGAGAACTTGTGGTCCTCCTCTGATGTACTAACGATAAGTTCTAATCCACCTATCTCTTTAGTGTTGTCGTATCTTTTCCCCTTCATTGGCTTTGCAATAAAGTAGAACGGAGATTTCATTAAAAATTTATATTATATTCAATTGCAACGGGAATGGTATCATTGAACTCTTTCCAAAGTACCACTTCCTCTTTTTCATTAATGATAAAAATCTTGATAGAATTAGTCATGGAGTCACGTTTGATCAAATGTATCTCATTTGAATCACCGCATACTCTCTGACCTACAAGGTAGTGCATTGCACCACCTTTGTAGTCAGGACCAATTGATATCTTTCTAATTTCCATTAGGAAACTTTATTTACTGTTAAGATTACTGATGGTGTCTCAGGGTGAACTGCTGTTCCTGCTGCATAATTCATATCAATAGCAGTTGATGTAGTTGCCCACATTAACTGTACTTCTTCTCCTGCATTCAATTTTATAAAGAAGTTCCAAGCAGCTACTAATAGACCTGCGTTAGCTTGAACTGATACAGATGTATTTGTATAAGGTACATTTACGCCACCTTTTTTCAACCAAAAATCAACTGTCTCAGAAGAACCTCCGCTACCGCGTCTTAGTTGAGCAGAGAATGCAATATTATAAACACCTTCGATAGATGCTTTTATAATAGTCTTATTACCAAGTCCATCTGTAATAACAGATATTCCACTTGTTGCAGTTGAATCAGTTGAGTTTAGTTTAATAGGGTATGCAGTATTTGCAACTAAAGCAGTCTGTGTAGTTGTATCATAAAAACTACCATAAGAAAAATTAGAACTTGTTACATACGCATTGCTATCTACAGAACCATCAGCTTTTAAAAACTGAGATGATGTACCACCTGCTTTAATAATAGAACTTGCTGTGATGCTATGTGATCCCAATACAACATTAGCACTTGCTCCCGTATAAGGAACAAATAACCCTTGTGTGTTAGCAAGTTGTAAAATAGAACTAATTGTAAAGTTCTTGGTAACATCCATGTCGTTAACATCTGTACCAATTAACTTATCTCCAAGCTGTGGGTTTGATAATACTGTGTATGAACTAATTTTCATCTTTAATCTTTTTTCTCTGTTACTTCTCCTGTTTTAATGTTGATTACAGAATTTTCACCATACTTAACGATCAAGAGTTTTTCATTCTCTGCGAACGCCATCTTTAAGTGTTCAATTCTCTGTAACAACGCATACTTCTCTAACTCAAGGTCTCCTAAAGAAATCTTAGCCTTAGTGAAGTCTGAATTCATTTGTTGGATCGTATCCAACTCTTCTTGTGTTAACTTCTTAACATCTGCCACCATGTGGTGTTTTCCTTTCATTACTTTCATTTTATTTTATTTAATTTTTACAAAGATACAATTTATTAGATAACGATTTTCATTTAAAGAAGTATTCATTAATACTCTTCTGATCTATACCATAGTTAAAGTGAATGAACCCACTCTTTCCTAGTTGAAAGTTCATAGCCACCCAATTGCTTGAGGGACTAAATGCAGGGTAGTTATAGTACTTAAATACGTCAGAGCTTGACGAGTCAAATAGATACAAGTGGCTGTCACCCTTCTCAAAGATTATCTCGTATCCTTTGTTTAATAGTTGGTTCGTGTTTAAATAGCCTAGTATTCTATTGATTTGTCCGGGGTCAATCTTCGGCTTAAAACTGAATTTTAAGTTATGCGTGTCCTTTCCGTGTGTCGTTACAAAACATTTATTACCTATTACTTCGTGATCAATAAATCGCGTCTGATTAGTTACCTTGACATTCTTTAGGTCTCTCTCGATATACTTCTTAAAGAACTGATTTACAAAATAAGAGAAGTCTCCACTGTGGTTATCGTTACAGATATTACGCACGTGTATGGTATCGTAGAATGGTGATAGGTGTGTTATTAGCATCGCCTTAAATGTGAACCCTACGTCAAATGCTTTTTGATTACTCATGTTCTGAGGTAGTGCGTGACCACCACGTGTAGTCTGACCGTTAAACCCATCTAGGTAATCGCCTAAGTCAAGAAGGTAAAGCACGTTGCTCTTTTGATTAGCTAGCGTGTACGAGATCATCTTCTCCAACCTTTCGAATAGTATGTCCTCGTTCCACTCTGTTGGGTATAGACTACGACCCTTATCGCTAGCATCCATACCTATATGCACATCTGTAAAGACTAGCTTATCAAACTCACCTTCGTAAACCTTTCTCTTTACTTTCTCTATGTTTAGTTTGGGAGCATTCTCAAGTATCTTCTCAAAGTCAAAGTCAAGTTCTTTACCGTGGTTAAAAGAAGGATTAGCAAAGAATAGTGATGCGTCTTTTGTCTTAATCCAACCATGCTTGACATCGTTTTCATCTAGACCCATCTCATTAGACTTGTCCTTAATCGCTCTGTACTGTTTGATCAAGTCAAACTCCTGCGGACTTAGCCGCACTCTAGGAACGCCCTTGCTTACTACAGGACGGCCACCTTTGTTTTTACTCATAAAAACTTATTTAAATAAAATTTTATTGTTTGGCTTAATAAAGACCTTAATATAAATCCCAATATGAATGCTATGATAACAAGCCCCCAACGTATCTTGTACTTTGTTATATACTTATTTTGGTACTTTACTTGCTTAGTGTCTTGTTTTTTATTATAGTTGTCAGCTTCTAAGCTGTCAGAATACATCTTTTTTACAGCCTTTAAGCTGTCATTAAATCTTCTGTTATCAAATCTATATTGAAGCCTTGTCTTAGGCACATAGGAAGTCTTATTAAGAATGATTGTATCTTTTTTGACTAGTACCTTCTCCCAAACAATTGAGTCGTGTACAATGACCGGAAATGAGTCTACTGATGTAATCCTAATTGTGTCAGATACCTCCTCGCACTTATATCCCTTCTTAATAGCTTTCTTAAGATGGTGATTTAAAGAGCACGAGAATAACAGGTGCAGTGTAACAAAAATAAGTGCAATTTGTTT